CGCCGGAATTTATCCGTAATATGTCTCCGCTGCCGATCGTCTTCGATGCCGCGAACGCCCCGTGAATAAGCAAATTCCCAGACGTGGATGCGTCAAAAACCGCCCAGTGGCTCACGGCGCCCCACGATCCCGTGGCGGTCGGGAACGTCACGGTCGCATTCGTCGCCGCGCTGGCGCTGCTCGCCGCGGCGAAGGCAATGGGCTTCCGCGTGTAGGCGCTTCCCGACAGCTCTGTACCGGAATTATCGTCAGCAAACGACCCGGTGGACAGGGCGATATGAGGTGCGCTCGGCATCGTGTACGAACCCGTTCCCAGCACATGGTCGAGGATTTCATTTTCTAAAAAGTCGCTCATCGCGCTCATGTCAATTTCTCCTGTTCTAGGAAGTTGCTCATCGAGGTCATGTCAATTCTCCGTAGCTTGGCCGGACGGCGAGACTGCCGCCGTATTTCGCGCGGTCTTCGTCGGCCTTGATTTCGGCAATGGCGCGGCTGAATAGCTGCTCATGCCGACTGGCGCGAGTCTCGTCCATCAGATAGCCGAACGCCTCGGCCAAGGCGCCGTGCAGATATGCATCCGGGTGGCGCAACAGTATGGTGTTCGTCGCGGTGCTATCGCCGAGAGCGTCGATGTCCGCGACATACAGAATCTCGGCTGTGTAGACGGCATCGGGTATGGGCCGAAAATAAATCTCTGTTCCGACGACCGAGAACGCCCGCGGCTTGCCGGTGCCCGAACTGGGGTAATCCGCGTCGATCGCCTCGGGCGACAGGAAGCGCAAGATTGTTTTCGGGTTTGTATTCAATCGGACGTGCCGGATGCGTCTCACGTCTGTCGGAAGAGAAACATATGCGTCGTCGGCGACGGTACTCGCCGTTACCCGCTTCTCCTGGCTGCGCGTCTCAAGCTCGCGGTTCATCCGCGCCTCGGAGAGAGCGATGAACTCAGGCGACCGACCAGCAACGTCTGTCCGCGCCAGCCAGTTATCGACCGCCGTCTGGAGCTGAGTATACGTCGAAATAGCCATCAGACCGTACCGCCGGTCGAGCGGAAGTGCCGGTTATCGATGTCGTTCAGCCATTTTTTCCACGCCGCCAGGTTATGCTTTGGCGGCCCGAGACGGCGCACAAGCTCGTAGTAGAGCGTCTCCGGTATCTCCGCGACCTTCTGGTGATGGCGCTGCGTGTCGCCGATCATGCCGCCGGGCTTCCAGTCGTTCGCCTGGCGTTTGTTATGCTCCAGAATATGGTCGACCTTCTGCTCGGTCACGACCGTCACGTCGGTGCCGGAGAAATCCATATACGTCCGCTTGCCGGCAGCCATGCTGCCGATCAGTGGTAACTTCATTTCTGATCATTTGAGAAGTGGGGTGGGCCGAAGCCCTCCCCGTACTCAACTCAACTCAACTCAACAACGCTACTCGACTCAAGTGGTAGACAGATCGACGACCGCAGCATGTGCCTTCGGCGCGTTCATTATCAAAGTCCACTCAGAAACGATTGCGAACTTCGTCGCGTCTCCGGTAGGCGCCACACTGGACACCGAGAACAAACGCCCAGGCAGATGCCCGATGGCGTAGTGATCGGTATCCATCAGGAGCACCTCGGTGTTTGCAGCCTGACGATCGATGACGACATTAAGTGTGCCGAAGTCAGTCAGGTACATGCTCACCGAACCGATTATGATCGCATCGGTCGGCGCGCTGGCCGTCATATGTAGCTGATTCGTCACGGCCCCGCCGGATGCCAGGTCTGAAAAGGCTACTTTATTCCCCGGGGAAACTACGAGCATGGACGGCGACCCGCCATCGTCGTAGGCGAGTTTCATCGCCGCATCGACCTTGGCAATAGTCAGGGCGGCGTTAGTGCCGGCCATATCGCTTACGTTCGAACCATCGCCCGTGGGCGTTGTAGAAGCAGAGATCAGCGACATGTTCGTAATGTAGCTGAGAATCTTGCCCGCTTTCCTTGGGTCTGAACTCGACCGCGCCTCGTTCTTGAAAAGCGCCTTGTCTATGTCCCGTCTTTGTTCCAACGATTTCAAGACCTGGACATAACGAGATTCCTTCTCGCGGCCTGCTTTATCGATTGTGTCGAGAGTCCCAGAGACCTGCGCCGCCTGGACCGAGATTTGGTGATAATTGCCAAGCCGCGTAGTAACGGTCGGATTCACATAGGAATAGTCCGCACCTTCGTTGACATCGTTATGTTCGCCGCTGGCCTGTTTATGACCAGCTTCTACCGCTTCAGCTAGATTGGTTATACGGTAGCCCAGACTATATCTTCGCTATCGCGTCGGGCGCTCGTGGAACGGATTATTCTTTCGTCACCGTTCTAGTCGTTGGACCTTCACCACCCCTCTGCCTTGCGGCATCCATGTGGCGCTTGGCTGCTGATTACCCACCTCTGGGCTTTCCAGCAATTCACCCGATTTTACACTGCGTTAGGCGGCTAAAGCCGTCTCCCACAGAGGAACCTTGTCAAAAAAGTTCGTGTCACTTGCTGCGGTCAAATTTTGCACTTGCCATTCCGTGAAAACGCCCTTCGTCGTGATCTTCTTGGCGTTAGAAAAAATGGGAGTGTCAGCTGGATCGATTCGCTCGATCACATTCGACAAGTCCTCCCTCGCACCGATTGCTGTCGCGGTGTTAAGGGTTGCCATAGTATGTCTCCTAGTTATTTGATGAGAAGATAGTCGACAGCAGCGTCCATGGCCGCGCGGCCACTTCGCTTGCCGACTTTAGCGAGAGCATCTTGCTGTCGCCGTTTCGATGTTTGCTTTGTGCTTTTCGGTTGACCACTCCTAGTCATCTTCGGAGCCTGCCGCGTCTGCTTCTGCGCCGCCGATTTCTTGCTCATCAGATTGTCGTACATCCACGCTTTCCGGATGAGTTTAATCGCGCGCGCATCGGAAACTTGCGACAGTTCCTCCGCACTGTAGCCCTGGGTCTGGGCGTAGCTGACGATCTCGGATTTCTCCTTCTGCGCCACCTCCTGATCCAGCCACTCAGGAATCAGTTCGTTCATCCGGTCGTACTCCGTTTCGAGGCGCTTCTGCGCCTCGGCCTGGAGATGGACGGCCTGTTCCTGCTGCACCCGCTGATGTTCGGTTCGGACCTGTTCGACCGCGTCTTTGCGTTCGAGCATAACGGCCTTCTGCCGATTGTATTCAATCGGGTCTTCTTGCAATAGCTGGTCCCAGTAATCCTGTGTCGGCTCCTGTTGAGTGAGTGATTGTTCGATAGCACCAAGCTGGTCGGCGTAGCGTTGCCGCTCGCCTGTCACGGCTGCCAGTTCCGCCTCTACAGTTTTTCTCTGATCGGCGACCTGCTGGGTCTTCCGCGTGTAATCGGACTGCCGCATGTATGAGCTGGTCAGCTCGGACAGCGGCACATCGACTTCCTCGTCACCAACGCGAACGCGGTGAGTCGGTTCTGTCTGTTCCGTTACATTATCCTCGTCGGCGTCGTCCCCGGCCTCGGCTTCATCTTCTTCGATGTCCTCGGCCTCGTCCTCGGCCTCGTCGGCTTCGACCTCCACCTCATCGGCTTCGGCTTGCGGCTCGGGAACACTTTCTTCCTGTGCCGCTGGCTCCTCGCGATCTTCCGCCGTATCCGTTTCCGGGGCGTCATTCGCCAGAAGTAACTCGACCGCTGATGCGGTCGATAGCAGGGAAGTCCCGACCTGGGTTGCTTCCGCCATAACATTTCTCCAGATTTGTAAAGACTGCCCGCGAGGGCTTGGTCAACCCGCTGTTGCGGATTCAGTGGACGCGGCGGCCTTTTTTCGCCTCGTCAATTTCGTCGCCGGCCATCTGGCCGGTACGCATCACGGATTCGATGTGCGCGTGGATGTCTTGCAATACTTGGACAGACACATACAGACGCTCGCGCCTCTCGGCGTCGGCTGGGTCGGTGTTCACCCACTCCTCAACGTAATAAGCAGAGAGCACCTGAAAGGCTTCCTTAAACAGTGAGTTGCGAAGCAGTTGTGCCGCCCCGTTTCCGCGCTCAACTTCTGATTCGAGTTTCCCGCTCATCACTGCCTCGGCATGTTGGTGCTGATGTTCGCGCCCGTCGCGGCCTCAAGACCGCGAAGCTGTGCCTCGTATTCCATTTCCTGTTTCCGTAACTCGAACTTCATCCGTATTTCCTCGCGCTTGATTTCGAGTTCGGCGAGCATCTTCTCGCGGTCAAGCTGGATATCGGCTTCCACCTTCATGCGATCGGTATCGTCGCCGCCCTGCTGCATCGACTGCAACTTGGCCTCGTAACGCTGCTGAACATCCGGCGGCAGGTTCTCCGG